TAGTAGGCCAGTCAGCCTCATCCAAGTGAGGCCAGTTAGCGTGGCTTGTAATGTCACGCAGTGCTTGACGATATGTAGCCCACTCACTAGGAATAGCAGTGCCAAGCTCTTGAGCTTTTGCAACCACCCAATCCGTTTCTTGAAGTAACTCAAAGCGAGTAGAGCGAGATATTGTGGACTGTACAGCAAGACGCTCTGCTGCTTCTTCACTAGAGGCATCGCTAACAGACCAAACCTGCGTCCAAACACCAGCTACTTGAACAGGAGTGCCTTCCACTACATTTTTAGTATAATCATATGCGGGTTGTGCTGTGGTGGAAAGCGGAAAAACATCATACGAAGCAAGAACTGCATCAGATACAGCCTTTGGGAAAGATGTGTTTGGGTTGTCACGGCGTAGTTGCCCGATTGTGTATGTTTCGGGTGTACCGTTTGTGATTTTGACGTACATTATTATTACTCCATTTGACTCTGGATTACTTCCAGCATGATCTGAGCTTTACCTAGCTCATGAGTATTTGAAGAAAGTAAAGACTCAATCTGCGACTTAAAATCCTGTAAGTCTTCTCTATCCCCAATTAGCTCAATAGCAAGTTTAAAGTTATCAATGTTAACTTGATACTCTGTGACTTCTCTAATTCTACCTTCAAGAGCAGAAGTCAGTATTTCTTTTTTGTAGGTTTCGTTCATATTATTTATCCTTATTTTTAAAACTCACCAACTGCTATACCTTTTCCTTCGCCATTAGGTATTGTAGAAGGGTCACTATATGCATAGTAACCTATACCCACGCCGCTAGTGAAGGTGTAAGCATGTGTTCCCGGTGCACCTTGATGTGCTGTAATTATAGCGGCCCCATCTGGGCTAAAGGATAACTCTTCCATAGTAGAAGATGGAAGGTCTGCTACGTTCACGCCTCTTGGGTATTTAGTACCTAAACCTGTGCCGCTAGTAAAGGGGTAAACCGCAAAAAAGTCACCACTATGATGTCCAACAGCTATATCGTTTCCACTAGGGCTAAAAGAAACGGAAACACCCCGACCTGATGGTAGTGTGGAGGGATTAGCGTACTTAGCACCAAAACCTGTGGAGTTAGACCACGGATATACGGAAAAGTATGGAGTGCTTCTGTGTGCAACTGCAATATCGTTTCCAGAAGGACTAAAAGTAACACCGTATCCAATGCTGTTAGGTACGGTAGAAGGGCCAGAATACTTAGTACCAAAACCTGTAGAGTTAGACCACGGGTAGACTGATACATTATCATTAGATTGATGTGCTACAGCAATGCTGTCTCCGCTTGGATGCCAAGCGACATCAAAAGCATCAAATGGAATGCCTTGTATAGGGTTAGAGTATTTAGAGCCGAAACCTGTACTATCAGAATAGGCTAATGCTGTAATACGAGGTATGTTTGCATGAGCTATGGCTACAACCGACCCATCAGGGCTAATGGCAATATTACCGTAGCCTCCTGTAATACCAGACGGGTTAGACCTTTTCGCACCAATCCCTGTACTTTTATCAAAGGCATAAGCGGCCGCCCAAGGGGATTGGTATTGTATAGTGTGCACTATAGAACTTCCCGAAGGACTAAAGTCTATGCCCTGTGCATAAAAGGTTATAGTAGACGGATTAGCAAACTTAGTTCCGTAGCCAGTTGCGCTATCCCAAGGGTACACACTAAAAAAAGGAGTTGCAGTGTGAGTAATAGCTACAAATGAGTCTTTACTACTAGCACCCGCCATCATTAGTTTCTTAATATTGCTCATTTGTTATTATCCTAAGTCCTGTCCTGCTACAAAACCATACCAAGTTGTACCACCATCATGCGTGTAAAACACAAACTGATCTACCGCATCTGCCGTGCTTGTAAGTGTTGGCGCTGTGCCACCGGGCCAATCTACTGATGTAGGCCACGTCAAAGTATAACCACTATCACTAGCATCCTGCGTAACCTTTAGCGAGAACCCGTAAGCTGTACCGCTTGATGGTGGGTTACTGAATGTAAACGTAGTGTTTTCACTTAGTGTGTGACTGAATACGTTACCTGTTTCACAGTTAATCGTAGTGCTATTGCTTGATGATGTTACAGCAGCAAATGTTTCATTATAAGAGTCTACCAGAAGTTCACCAGTGATGTCAACATCGCCTGTGTAACTTTCTAGTGAAAAACTTGTAAGTTTACCATCAAGCTGTGTCTGAATGTTTGACGTTACACCGTCTACAAAGTTTAACTCTGCTGTAGAGGCTGTTACGCCATCCAGAATGTTAAGCTCTGCAGTTGTAGCAGTAACACCATCCAGAATGTTAAGCTCTGCAATGTTTGCTGTAACTCCTAGGTCACCCAGTGTAGCTGACTTAGAGTCTAGCGCAGCCTGTAGCCCATCTACGTTAGCAATAGTATGGTTGTGGCTATCATCAGCAATGACTGTAGTAATAGTGATGTTAGAGGAGCCGTCAAAGTTAGCTGCACCTGATACGTCACCTGCTAAAGCTATAGTACGTGCTGTGGTGAGGGAGTTTGCTGTAGACGCAACACCTACAACTGTAGCATTAATACTGCCATTAACTGTAAGATCACCTGTTACCGTACCATTGCCAGATACAGACAGAGTGCCTACATTAGCAGTATCTACTGCAGCCGTGTCAATGTTAGCTGTACCATCAATGTAAAGGTTACGCCACTCAGCACCTGTAGCACCCAAGTCATACGTATCATCTGCAGCAGGTAGTAGGTTAGAGTTTACATCAGCAGCAAAGCTAACAGTATCCGTAGCTGCATCACCAAAGGTAAGGTTACCTGCGATAGTAGCATTGCCAGTTACAGTGAGGTTACCACCAATAGTAGCGTTACTTGTTACAGCTAAGGTGTCCTGTAGTGTAGTAGCACCCTGTACGTTTACTGTGCCATCTACATCAGCGTTACCTTCAAGGAACAGGTCTTTATATCGAAGAGCGTCTGTACCTAAGCTAACTACGTTGGTTGTCTTAGGGCGTAGCAGAGTAGCCGTAGCCACAATGTCCTGTACAGGGCCAAGCACTGTAATAGGTGCGCCATTCTCAGCCGTACCATCATGTACGTGTCCTGTAGAATTATTGAACGCTGCGTCAATAGCGTTGAACTCATTGTCAAGATCATCAGCATCAATGACGTTGCCATTAGAGATGTTGTTAGCTAAGTCTTGGCGTGTATAACCTGCCATATCAGTTTTCCTTACTGTCTATCATCTGTAGCAAACTCAAAGAGTGCTGTGTCTAATAAGAATGCTGCATCAGCACTATTGTCTTCAATACGTATCGCTACTGTCTCACCAGAACCAATCACTTGGTTAAGGTAACTCTGTGTTCTAGGCGCACCAAACACAGCAGTGCCATAGTTAGAACTATTATCACCATAAATACCTGTACCGCCGCCTGCTTGTATAATTTGAAATGTAGCAGGCTGGATGTACCCTGCACGGCCTTGGTTAAACTTAATACCTGCTGTAATATTAATACTACCAAAAGGCTTTATGTATAAGTCTAGCTTATAGAAAGTCTTACGTACCTGTGGATCACTGATAGGCATGTAAGGTGATTCATAAATAGCGTCAATAGCAGCACCATCTCTGCTAGTACCCGTATCTAGGCTATACGCATATCCATCATTATTAGCAAAGATACGATACTCATCCTCACCAATAAACTGAGAGTCTGCAATGTATACTTTAAAGCCTTTAAGCTCAGCCCACTGAAAGCCTTGGCCCCCTTGGTCAATAAACTTAGTGCCTAGCACACCCTTAGCAACACCATTCCGTTCACTGTCTACATAAGCAAAGAGTCTGTACTGAGCCTTGCCTCTAATAACAGTACTACTAAAACTAGCAGCGTAGTCCTGTAGTTTAGTTACTGTAGGTCTAATGTTCTTAGATGCAACATCAATACCAAAGTCACCAATACGATCTGTAGAACTTAGTGTGCGTAACCCATCAGGGCCAAGAAACATAATATCTGCGCCTACCTCTTGGATAGTGTCAGCGCTTAAGCATCCCAAGTCCTCTGTTACAGCACTCATTGAGAAGTCAGCAGCACTAGTACCTGTGATACGCATAATCTTATCTACAGCAAAGATGATAAGCTGGTCACGGAAGACAATCAGTCCAGTGATCTCTGAACCAATACTGATACTACCAGCGCCATTAGCAGGGTTTAAGTCATCTGCGCTATAGGGCGCTGTAAAGACTAGCTCTGTACCTACACCAAAGAAGAGTGTACTCTTAAACATACAAACATGACTTGCACCCTCTACAGCATCATTAGTTGCTGAACTTGTCATGTGCGTCAATGTACCTGCCGTGCGATTAAAGTATGCAGGGAAGTTTACACCATCAACAAAGCATATCTGATATACATTATTGAAGTTGTAACGTGCCTGTCTTACCTTAGAGAAGGTAATGTCAGGTGCTGTAGCAAGAGAAGTCCATGTAGGTGTAGCATCAATACCGTTAGCTATGTAATACACACCATTACGTGCAGCAATAACTTTCTCGTTGTTAGCCTGCTGTACTAACGCTAGAGCCTGTACTAAACCCGTGCCAGGAATCTCAGCATCAATAAACTTTGTATAGCCTGCTACCTTGCGGTAACCACCATCAAGTGATGGTTCAAAGTTCTGCAGTTGAAATGCTGAACCTACGTTATTAATACCTTGTTGTAGAGGGCTGATGTTTGTAATCAACCCACCAGTAAAAGGTACAGGAAATGTTTGCCACTGTGTAGCCATTATTAAGCTCTCAGGCTGGAACGGGGGTGCATAATCATTGTAGAACGTACATAGTCGTAATGGTTAATGTACAAACTACGCATATACTTAATACCTGTTTCAAACTTAGCCTGTGAGATCTGTGCAGCCTGTGTATCAGAACGGAACTGATAAGCGTAGAACATAGCACCATCCACAATGATATGCTTAAACTCTACAGGGACGCTAGGCACATCGTCAAACAGTTCTAGCTCAACAGGGTTGCGGTAATATTCGTAGACTAGCTCATATGCTTTGTCAGGAGTAGGAACAAGAAGGAATTCTTGGCTAGGCGCACGTACAACAAAAGACGGTACTTTTTGCATACTCGCACTAGAGTTATACTCATAATCTACATACTTGTCAAGATATTCTTTGTAGTTCAAGTTCTTTAGTTTGACTGTACCTATGCTAAGACTATCATCACGCTTGATGCGAAAACTATCCATGTCAATCGTCTTAGCGTCATACGGGTAGCCGTAACGTGTTGTACCCGCAGTAAGAGTATCTTCCTCTTCTACGTGGTTCCAAGGCCAGTAAAACTCTTCATGATTAATGTGTCGGATAGCGCTATTTACTGCATCCTTAGCAGTGCTGTAGAAGCCCTTAGCATTAGCAAAGTTAGAACTTGTAAGCTCTACTTCATTAAGTCTACGGTTAATATCATTAACTAAACCAAGAAAGTTATATGCCATTATTTATTCCTCACACGTAGACGTACACTGCGCTCTACTACTAAGCCATTTGAATCAGCGATCTGACACGTGAACTTATATTGGGTGTTGTTAGTACCTGAGCCTAGACGTGCTGTTGCAACAGTGTTTGTGTTAGTAGCAGATATAAGCTGAATACCATTCACAAGCTGACCACTAGGTATAAGCTCTGTCTTAGTTCCATCAGCAGCATCGACATACCAAGTAACGCTAGTGAGTGTTGCACCTCTGAGAAAGCGGGACCAGTCTATGCTGTAATCCATTATCTCGTCAGGGTCTTTGTTGGGCCATTTAAGCGACATTATTCTTCTTCCTATGCTGCACGAACATACACTGTATTACTGCGTGAAGTATAATCACCGATGTAAGTAGTACGATCTCTGCTGTAGTTATCTTTAATTGCTTCATAGTCAAACTGTACTACATTGACTGTCTCATTACCTACAGTAAATGTACCCTGTACGCCTGTTGGTATTACTACAGCTTGGCAATCTGTTGTAACCGTATTAAAGGCTGTTGTACCTATAACACCAGTAATAATAAATACTGCCTCTGCGTCAATGATAACTTCGTCACCATCAACC